GTCAGGCTGGAAGGCCTAACTACCACGCGAGGTGGTGAACGCTCAGAGACTGGTTTCTCATGACGAGCAAGTAACTAACCGTGTGGTGTTCACGTTCTCACTAACCCATGCTCGAGTTAGTATAGACCACCTGAGAGCAGCATTAGGATTGAGGGTGACGGTCGGAAGACACCAAATTTCGTCTTAAACCTTCATTTGGACTCTTTACACTTCCTCTGACTTTACCCGTCACCGACGAGTGTGAATTTAGTCCCTTCATTCAGGGATCCTCAAAAGGAGAGGCTTCTTGTTTAAGGCTAATGCCTCCCGTATTCTGATAAGATGGCGTCCGACAAAAGTCCACTAAGCATCTTATCTATCCCGGGATATTCTGACTCCTTTATAGGGTCACACAGGCCGAACACAATCCGGCAACCACTCACTGTGCAGAGATAGCCTTTACGCTATCGACCCACACGGATCGTCACTTCCTCTCCCAGTGACTGCCAAGCACGCCGTCTGCAAACTGGTTCAGACGTCAAGAGACACGCTTGTCGTAAGCAGACAAGCCGGAGGGGGAAAGAGGCACAAGTTTGGCGAGGAAATTTCAACAATACGCGGACGTGTTGTTAAAAATGGATGATCCTCCACCCAGCTATCGATACCTTCATGGAAGATAGGTAAACCCCCCCACATCCTTAAAAGGGGTTTCGGCCAAACAAAGGCCCATCGATAGCCGCGCCAATCAAACTTGCGACGGAGGGAAAAGGAAGGAGTGGATCTACGGGACCGGTAATAGGCCTGACGATCAAGTTTCACGGTAAGAGGTCGAACCCTCTTACCGATCCACTCTTCTGTATTCTCCCGTTGGAGCCTTGCACTCGCAGCGGTAATAATACCGTAGAATCTCTCCCTTGGAGGTTTGCCGATAGTCACTTCGACAGACCTCCGCACACCTCTCTCTAGATGTGGGGCTCCACCCATAATGGCAGAGTCCCGGAACCACGCCTTTCGGATAAGTTGCTTCCATAACCAGCGAGACAGGCAGCTTGCACTACCCGCCACACCCCGAAGGGCAATCTCATGCCGAAGCATGACAATGACCCGAAGGACATTGTAGCGGGAAAAACCCACTAGACTGCGGACTACTTCCGCAAGCATGTTAGAAGGCTCCAGTCGGTTAGGACGGAGGAAACCCAGGGTCGCCTTAGGCGTCAAACGACGCTCCACGGCGTCGTAGGATTGACTATTCAGCTCAATCCATCGCCGGCTACGACCTGTCTTCTCTCCATTAACGATGAGTCCGTATCTCGAAGTAACAGATTTCCATGTCAAGTAGAAATCCTCATCACCACAAAAGATACAATCGTCACCGTTGAACCTTCCCTTCCGGCTCCGATCACGCGCGTCCCGCCTATTACAGGCGATATCAAAACAGGATTTGTTAAGCAGACACAGCAATGGGAAACTGACAAGATTTCCCATCATTGAGCCTCTTTTAATGACAAAGTGTTCACTCGTCATTATCCCGTTTTTGTAACGTACGTTGTCGAAACTTCCTAACAACACGCTCCTTTCCTCCACCGTTAGCTCCGGACACCTCGAGATCTCCTCGACAATAACGGCAACCGCTGGAAGGTAGATGTTATCAGTAGCGCTGGAATAATCGCCACTGATATAGAGCTCACCTTCCCGACGGTCTCGTCGTACGACCTCGAAGTCCCCCTGAGTTACATCCCCACGGACACACCACCCGAAGGAGGTGATGTGATTATACAAAGCGTTATGAATAGGAGTGAGCACTCTTTTGACCTCCGCGGACTGCATGGTAACAGTCCGGAATTTGCCTTTGGTCTTGGCACACCCTAAACGTAGTGCGGAATAGTCACCAGAGTAACTACTGGGACCGCACGCTAGGGTACCACCCGAAGCAGTATTCACTTCATAACAACCCTGCTGGTCAGGGACATACTCCCCAAGAGACGGTTCGCTTCCTCCCGTCATCCTCTCTTTCTCCAACCGCCTTCCCCAACCGGATATGTTTTCTCTCACTGCCTTCCGCAGTTCATCGAGATCCCTTCCGATCGGGAGATCCGCAAGTGGCACGTCGCGACCGACGTGTTTCCTCCACTCACTTTTCGCCTGACTCGCCAGACCACGGTCACACTCTTTACACGGCGCATCAAAGATGCGCTTGGTCGACTTCAGAGCCAGTATTAACCTACTCATCCGTCTAGAGCGCTTTTTATGCCGTTCCAGACATAACTTGATCCAACGATCCCACGAGGCGCGTATTGACACACACGTACGCCTACCTTCCGGTAGGTGAACATACTCAGGAATGCGAAATTCCAAAGACAGTATTGTACGTGCGTTTCTCAACGCCTTCTCCAGTGACCCTGCTGCAGGACAGCGGGCATTGGGGATAACCTCCAACTTCGGCGGAAGCTGGTCTTCTCCCGTCATCAAAGACATGCAGTGTACGAACTG